GTTGGCGCCACCGAGAACGAGAACTTCACGGTATTGGCGTCAAAGGTGAGCACGTCGGCCTCAACTTGGTTGTTTCCGGCGTCGTACAGGAATGCCTGCACGTTGGTGGTGTTCAGGCTGTGTGTGGCACTGAACGTGGTCGTCGTGTTGTCTCCAGTGAACGTGGCGGTCTTGTGGAGAGGGATGTTTCCGTTCTGGTCCTTGAATGTGAACGTGCGGGCTACCGTGGGTCCAGCCGCAGTGAAGTAGGCGATTCCAGTTCCACCATTTGCAGACGGAAGAATTCCAGACACCGCGGCGGTCAGGTCGATCTTTCCCCAAGCCGGAGCAGTGCCAGTGCCCGCCGAGATCAGTGCGCTACCAACAGCCACAGCGGCGAGCCTCGACAGCGCCGAGGCGCCAGAGGCGTAGAGGATGTCTCCAATCGAGTAGCTTGACTGGCCTGTTCCACCGTTTGCGGCCCCAAGCGTTCCTGTCACCGAGTTCGCGTTCGAGAGCGTAATTGCGCCCCAGCTTAGCGTGGTTCCGGACTGGCGAAGAACCTGTCCGTCAGCAGATGCTGAGATGGCCTGGGGTGTCGCAGAGCTTGCCGTCGGATTTCCGATGATTGAGGTCGCTGCAACCCCCTGGATCATTGAATACAGGACCTTATTTGCCCCGATCGCAGACACTCCCGCGCTAGTGAGAGTGATGTCTCCAGAGACCGTCACGAACGTGGGCACGTTCGAAGAGTTGGCCATCAGGATCTGAGCTGGAGTGCCAACGCCTGTGAATGCGTACGCACTGGCTCCACCGTATGCCACGCCATTTGGCGTGATGGTGGTGGCATTGGTACCGCCAGATCCGATCGGAAGTGTTCCGCTCACATGGGCTGTGAGGGAAATCTTTCCCCAGGAAGGAGCGGTTCCGGTGCCGCCAGAGATCAGTGCATTTCCAGTCGCGACAGCGGTAAGCGTAGCCAGCGAATTTGTGCTGTTGGCGTAGTACATGTCGCCAACCACATACGGTGATGAGGTGGCAAAGTGGAACTGAGTGCCAACCAGGACAATTCCGTTTCCGGACGAGTATGTTCCAGCGCCCGAGAACTGAGCGAAAGTCAGGGACGTAGTGTCCATGACGATCGTTGGAGGAGTTGTAAGTGACCAGCCGGTGTTGGCATTCAGAGTGCCAAACTCGATGAACGCGAATGAACCGGTCAGGATCTTCGCAGAGGTATTGAAGTCTGATGCGCGAGTGAGGATGAATGGAGTCCCGGAGTCGCCCGCCTGGGTGACTACGTAGAGCCCATTCTGCTGGCCAGCGACCTGGTTCTTCACCAGGATTCGATTACCAACATTTCCGGACGTCAGACCAGCTGAGTCAACTGTAAGAGCTCCATTGGATGACGCCGTGAGTGTTAGTCCGCCTCCGGAATACGTGCAGGACGGCAGGGCGGCCGTCGTGGCGTAGTTACAGGCAGCCTTGACGCTCAACCCCTGGGCCGTGGCATCAACATACGCCTTTGTAGCTGCATCCTGGGGTTGGGTGGGATCCGCCATCCCAGTGATCTTGAATCCGCCCAAAGCGAGATCAGCACCGGCAGCGCCAAACCCGGATAGCGGGATCGCGGTCTTGGCCACCGCAGACCCAACACCGGCAGCGCCAATCAGGAAGTAGCCAGAGGTGAGTGAGATGTCACCGACTGCCACCGATAGCGCGGTCACGTTGAGCGCGACTGCTCCGGACCCATCGAACGACACGCCGGATGCCGTTGCTTTGCCAGTGATTGAAAACGACCGAGCAGTCGAAAGAACCGTGGCGTTCGCTGCAACCGTTGCTGAGGAAGCAAGGGTTGCCGTTGCAGCGTTCCCTCCAATGTTGAGCGATGCAGCTGTACCGGTGAGTCCGGTGCCAGCTCCAGTGAATGACGACGCCGTCATTGAGCCCGAGAAGTTGCCGGTGGTTCCAAGTAACCCTCCCGTGAGGGTACCGCCAGAGAGCGACAAATAGGTCGCACTCAGGCTTGGGATGTCTCCAGCGACCAGCGCACGCCACGTTGGAGCTCCGGCTCCGGATGTGGGTCCAATAAAGACGAAATTCTGGGACGTTGAAGTGAGTCCGGTGCCGCCGTTTGCGATTGGAAGGGTTCCCGTAACCCCGGCAGTCAGTGATACCTGACCCCAGGTTGGAACTGATCCGTTTGAGATGAGCGCCAGATTCGCAGTCCCAATCCCAAGGAACGACGTGGATCCAGGGGCGGTCTGGTACGGTAACCCGCCAGCAGAACCTCCAGACATGGAGATCGCCAGCGATGCAGTACCGCTCAATGACGCCGTGATAGTGCCCGCTGAAAAGTTTCCCGACGAATCACGCAGCACCGCTGTGGTGGGCGTGTTTGCCGACACCATCTTGTAGATGTACTGGAACCCTGAGGCGTTATTCCATGCCGGAAGGTTTACGGTTGAATCGTAAAGGATCTGGCCAGCTCGGTTTGTCGAAGGGAGTGACGCCGTGGCGACGTTTTGCAGAAGCGCGTTCTGCAGCTCGTTATTCGTCAGGTCGATTGGTACAAAAAATTTCCTAGCCATAGGGAGAGGTGGTTAAACGAGGTACGCTTTTCCGCTGAATCCTGAGTTGAATTTTACGATCATCTCAGATGTAGAGACGTGGATTTCCTCTCCGAAAACCACGTTCCCCATTGAGTCAATAACTGTCGCTGAAGGATTGAATCCAAGGCTGTGAACTATCCGCCACTCTTTGGATGGAGTGCCTTGAATGAAGGTGAATTTTGAATCAGCAATCGCCTGCTGAATCGCCACCCCCATCTCGGAATGAGTTACCGAGTCGGACGATCCAGAAGCCGCAGGTGAAGATTGAGCCCCCTGAGGCTGTTGCTGCGCTTGGGTTGAGCTTGCCCTGACTGATGCGTCGTTCCGGAGCAAAACCTCGCGGACCTGACGCCAGAATTCCGCGAGCGTTGACCTGTCGGTGACCGCTAGGCTTGGCAGGTCTGGCAGCTCCGGAAGATCGCTAAGGGGGTTCCTGGCGACAATCGACGACGTTTTGGACGCAAGGCTCATTTGCGCGTGTAGCTCTTGCTGTTTACTACATCAAAGTCCCAAGTCCTCGTGTGGAGACGAACCTGGACCTGGGCCTCTGAAACGATTTCGTCTCGGATGTAGTGGGTAACCGACCACAATGGGACCAACCCTCGACGGTCGTCGTTTGAGATCGCAGCGGACCCGATCAGGAACTCTGGGGAGTTCTGATTGAGCGATGAGTAGAACGAAACTACAGCAACCTGCCCATCCTCGTGCGTAGATGAAAACTGAAGGTCGTACCCAGTGACCTGCTTCTCATTGAAGGCATCTCCAAAGTGGATCCTTCCACTGGACAGAACACACTTCGGGGTCTCGAGATCGTCGCTGTACGGCCGCATCTGCTGCCTGTACCAGATCGCCTTTTCACCGTCCCAAAGCGCCACCGGCTTATCCGAAAGACCGTACTGCACCAATGTGCCGTCAGTGGTTCCAGCAAGGAACCAGTTGGACGTCTCCTGGGCTAGGCTCTGTGAGAGATCCTTAACCGAAGCTGCAGCTGAGAATGCGAAATCGATCGTCGAGAATGTTTTGTAGATGTGGTCGAAGCAGATTGTGGTCGCCGAGGCTGACGGGCAGGTGATCCAGATTTCCTGTGTTGGGCCATTGTCGCTGGCGTAGATTAGCTCAGTGTCCGCGATGTTTGCCGCGTCATAGAAGAGGTTCGACATGGCGTCCGCGGACTCCACTGGCTGAGGAGTTCGGGTTACCAGGTCGAACATGTAGAATCGATTTCTGCCGGCGTAGAAGTGGGCCGTGCCACCGACTGTCACTAGGGTGTGCCGGAAGAACAGCGACCGCTCATGAGGGACGACGATCCTCGTAAAATTGAACGGGTTTGCTGAAATACCGGTGTAGGCCCCGAGGAAGATGTTCCCATCCTTGTACACCACCATCTGCTCTCGAAGTGATGAAATCTTCAGGATTGGAGCACCCTCGTCCTGCAGGTCGTAGTACCCAGCAGTTCCTCCGATTGCTGATGTTCGAATCAGTGTTCCATCTCCGCCGGTAAGCGCCTGATCCTTGATGATGATAACTCCGGGCCCGATTCCAATTATGGAGGTCTTCAGTGCGCCACCATCAACTCCCGCCCCTACCACCGTCACGACGTCACCAACCGAGAATGACCTGGTGGTTCTCGTAAGGGTGAGCACTCGGGAGTTTGCAACAATGGTGCAGGAAAGCTGCATAGCAAACCTGGCGGGCTGGCTGGTCTCGGACCAAAGGAGTCGGAATTGCCACTCTTCGGTCTGCAGCTCAGTTACTCGGCCGCTGAGGATGGACGCCTTCAGTGGGGCGGTCTTCATGAACGCCTTTGGATTGTCCATCGTAACCGATCCAAACCTCACATACCTGTCCTGATCAGTGATTGCGACCGTTGGGCTCACGACCTGCACGATCTTTCGCACGTCTCCGCTTGCCCACGCAATCAACCCACCAACCATATCGCTGGTAAAAAAGTCTGCGGATGCGTGGATCTCGAATGCTGGACGACTTCCAAGCTGGAAGTCGTCGGTTACCCAAAACGACCGGGCGGCAGTAATTGACCCAGACCCGCCGACTGAGACGTGAGTGGAGTCCGTGAACGAGGTAATTGTCTGGCGGATCCCGTTCGACCACACAATCACCCTTCCGACGTCACCTGAGACAAAAAACGCCGCACTGGAGACTACTGCTCCAGAAATTGAAGTCGCAGAAATTGTGTGGCTTCGGCGAAATCCGTATTGAGAAAGTGTCACCGCTCCGGACGACACGACATCAAGCACGGTGCCAACATCCTCTGCTGCGATCTCCGTGATGTCTCCGCCAACCATCAGCGAATTCGACTCAGTGATGGTGCCGCACGAAAGCACGCCTTGTTCTCGGAGCTCGTAGAGGGGTTGGGTGTCCCAATACTCAGTTCTGAATTCGACCGGCAGATCAACCCCGTTTGAGAAGATCGTTGAGCCATTGTCGTCCGCGGTTTCCCACCGCTTGCCATTCGGAGAAAATCCAGACCCAATAATCTGCCAGCGAGTAGGTGTTGCGAAGTACGGTTGCAGGGAATTCCCGGGGCCATCGTACACTCCATCTGCGTAGTTTCCGGACACGTAGCCGGCCATTACTTGGTTGAACCTGTACAGCGTCGTCTTGGTTCCCGCCACGATGGCGGAATCACCATTGGGGCGGCGGACGTGGTGGATCAGAGTGATCGGCTCAACCGCTGGGCTGGGAAACGGAAACGTCTGGTAGTCGTCAGCTCCAGGTATTGGGTTGAAGTAGCACCAACCCTCTCGGGTGACCTCATCCGATAGGTCGCGACGCCAGTTCACCTTTTGAGTGTACCGGGGAGCACCTGCCTCGGCGGAGGAAACCCGCGTGACAAGTGCGCCTCCATCTTTCGGTGTGACAGTTAACTGCATGGTAACCCGTTTCGGAGGGTATCATCCCGATACTGGGACAGGTTGCAAGAGCGTGTTCAGCCAGTCCCTGTGGAATTGAATCATTCCGCACCAGGAGTCATTGACGCCAATGGATACCGTCCACATGTCCTTTTCGAAGATCGCACCGCATGGGAAAACCACCGTTGGATGCCATGTCGACGAGGTGGTGTTGAAGATAAACCCCTCAGCCTCGGATCCTGCCATGATCGGCCATCTGGTGAACTTTTGCAGCTTCATCTCGGAGTCGAACGCATAAGCTCCAAGGAAGTACTGGCGCTTGTTTTTGGCGCAGATCCGATACGAGTGGCAAAAACTGATCCATAACCCATCCGCCCAAATCGGCGGGGTTCCCCCGTGTGGAACTCCAAAAACCCACTCAGCCATGTGCCGGTGAATGCTTGGATTTCGGCTTCCGTGGTCAAAAACCACCAACGGAGCGATGGAGTAAACAAACCTCAGATTGGTTCCGTCGGAGAACCACGACCAGTTCTTCTCCATGAAGATCCGGTTCACTCCGTAGTCTGTCTGCCTATGGAACACAACCGAGTCCCACGACCCATCTGGCGCCAGCGCACCACACTCAAGATGGCAGATCCACCCGGCGTCCTTTCGGTACTCCGCGGCTGTGTAGGCGATTTGTGGGACGCCAGCATGCATGAACAGTCTGGCGTCCTCGCTGTTGGGGCCAACCATTCCGGAAATCACCCGGTGGTTTGTTGGCTTCTCCAGCTGCTCGTCGAGATCGCAAATAACCACTTCGGACCTGTCACCCGGAATCGCCGCGCTGGCGTCGGCCAACCCATGCCGGCGATACGTCATGCGAATCACACCATCTGGAAACCTCATGATTGATGGGTTGTACGCCCTCATGTCGGGCATTGGGAATCGGTAGCGATTCAGCATCCAGAACTTCGGAGGCATCGGCCGGTTGAGTGCGAGGGCCGCACTTACTGAGCTCGGGAGGGGTATCGACAGCCATTGGCTGAAATTGATCTCAGAGCTTAGATGCATAGCTTGAGTATTTCGTTAAGGACCATGGCCCTCCCTCGATTCGCCCAGAGGTGGAAAAAGGTAGGACGAGAATCAAGCGGGGTGCATGGGTTGGCCACCACGCTCTCTGGGATGGTTCGGACGTTGTGGACAGCCTCGCCGATGTTGACCACCGCCTTAAGGCACTCCTGTTCATGGCAGTGGTATCTGCCGACCTTCGGGATGATCGCGAGCAGTCCGGTAACGAATTGCCGAGTCCACTCACTGTTTTCGTACGCCACGAATCCAGCGCAGATGCCGCACCGATCAAGCGATATGCTGATGTGTGCGCCGTGAGTTTCGAGCTGACGCCCAGACACCGGAACCACGTCGAGATCACACCACACTACTGTCTCGATACCTTGGTTAAGTGCGTCGAGCACCAGCGGATACTTGCGGAAGTTGTAGTCCTCGGCTAGCGAGATTGGGAAGCGCACTGGCCGGTGCTCCCAGCCATTGGCGTCACACCACGCCCGCATCCTTGGGAGCGTAATCTCCGCAAGCCAGTCGTGGTTTTCGTCGTAGCCCTGGATCAGTACCCGCTCAGGCATATCCGTAGCACTCAACCACCCGTGGGGTGGATTTCTCCAGAGTGACTCGGTCGATTGGTTTTCCGTCTACACCCATCAGCGTGAACTGCATCGCATCCTCCGACGCGGTGAAATGCAGGAATCCAGGCTGGCTGTTGTAGAAAAACTGGGATCCAGATGGCAGGCCGCTCACGGCCTTCGCTCGACGCGGGGCACCTCCAAGGCCGCACACAACGTGCATGAGTCCATACGGGTCGAGAACGCGCTCGTAGTTGTGGCCATGGGCACTCACCACTAGGTCGATTCCAAGCGTGTGCAGGTTGAGCGTCCGCATTACCGAGCTGCCAGGGTGGTAGTTCGCGTCCGAGGTGTACTGCGGTCGGTGGTGTACCGCCACGAGCCACTTCTCCTTGGCGGCGCAGACCCGGTGGCGCAACCAGTCCTTCTGCTCGTCCAAGAACAGGTTGGAGTCGGAATCTGAAGATCCGCTGTTCAGTACGAAAAACCGCACATCACCTTTAGCGAACTCGTACCAAAGCTTGTGGTTGGGGCGACCATTCCCGACGAGCCCACAAATGGATGGAACCACGGAGAATAGATTGTCCCCGTAATAAGACTCCAGGTCGTGGTTTCCGAACGCTAGGTACATCCGGCCCTGCTGCAGGAAGTTGTGGTAGTGCTTCTCGAAGAGGTCTCGCAGCAGTGGCATCGCGCCGCCGATCTGACCACCTGTTCCGTAGGCTGCATCACCAAGGTGGACAATGAAGTCGGGGTTGATCGCCTTAACGCCGGTGGCCACGGCGATCGTGTCCTGGATGGTTGTGGTGTCGCCACTGTCACCGAACATCACCCACTCTATCTCTGGCTTCTTTGGGATGGTGCAGCCCGATGTTGTGATGGCTCCCATGACTGGAGACTCGCACGCGGATCCGATCAGTTGAGTGGCCCCAAACACCTCAGAGGCAGGGGAGGCGCAAGGTCTGCAGCTAGCTTCGGCCTCTGCGCGTTTTAGTCGCAGGCGATCCTGCACCTCTGAGTAGAGGCTGGCGATTGCTAGTCTGTAACTGTCGGAGTAGCTCTTGAATGCCACCGCGTTCCCGTTGACGTCCCGGGCGAGCATCATCTTGACGTACAGGAATACCAAATTCTGGAAGGGCCGATCGAACGGAACCTCGTCAGTGTCCTTGTAGTCGAAATCATTGCGGCCGGAGATCGCATCCCAGACGACTTGAATCGAGTACCCGTCGGTGATCATTGGGTACACCCACATGCTCTTGGCTCCATCTCGATAGTCGATGGAGTACCGGAAGAACGAGTTGGTCCTGGAGTCTAAACCAACCACGCCAGCCACAAGGTCAAACCTGTTGGTGAACGGGTACTCGTAGAGGGGCCGCTTGGCGATGCTGTTGCCAGACCTGACGTGGAAGATCTGCTGAAGATTGGCTCCGGCCGGGAGTTCCAGCTTGGAGGCGAATCCGTCTCGCGCAACATCGTCGTGCTCGAAGGTGGAGGTGATGCCGCGGCGGTAATAGTCGATCAGGCGCTGGATGTCGCCGACGGCAACAAGGATCTGTTGGTCGATAAACTCCTGGGCTCCGAGCCTGCGCCGATCGATCAGCAGTAGCTGATCGACGGACTTCTTGAAGTCCTTCCAGGTCATTTCGACGCCTTCTTGGGCTCAGGCAGTGAGGGGACCGGCGGGGTAGCCGGCGCGGGGATGGTCTCTGCGGAGCGTAGGTCCTCAGCCTTAATGTCCTTAGGGGGCTCTGGAGCCTTTGGGGCCGCAGGTTGGGCAGCTCCGTTGTGGAGTGGCCGAAAATCCAATCCCGTCGATGAGTCCAGTGCCTTTTTTTTTGCCAGCTGATCCTCGTACTCAGCCTCAGTGATCTCCTGGCATCCAGCCGCAGTGAGGCGAGCAATCTCAACATCGTCATTCACCTCAGCAACTCCGTACCACACACCCATGTAGTGGTTGATGGGGCGAAACGTGGGAGTTCCAATGCTGGCTACGAGCCGAAAGTATTTGGCCATGTGATACCTTTGAAAAAGGGTGGCAGAAAAGTCAACTTGGATCCTGGGTCCTGATGATGTGGCCCTGCTTCATCTCCTCATGCCGAAGTCGAATCTTCCGCTCGATGGTCATGCCGATCGATATTCCGGTGAGGATCGAAACCAAGATTCCACACCCAATAGCGCCGAGCTTCATCCACAACTCTACGGTGACTAGCCGTGACGCGATAACGGGGCCGGTAGCCGCCGCCACACCAATCGCCCCCTTAACGACTGCGACCGGTATGGAGTCCCGGGGGTGGTCTGGCTGTGACAGCAGGTTTGAAACAAGTTCGCTGGCGTGCTGAATTAGGCTCATACGTTGAGTTTTTGACGTGAGAAATCGACGAACTTCTTGAAGTTTGCGCTTCCAACTTCAGTGGCCTCCTTGAGCTCGGAGTCCAACAGGGCGAGCGCATCCTTCGCTGTGTAGGTCTTTTCCGGTGCTACATCTGCGGTGAGCTTGAGCTTGGCCCTAGCCTCACCGATTCCCTTGATGACGGCGTCCGCGGCCGGCTTGGAGACCAGTCCAATGAAGTGGCCGATCTGTGGAAACGATGAGACCAAGGATCCAAACAGCGATCCAATGATCGGAATCACCACGGGGCAGAAAATCACGATGGCAATTAGACCGCCGAACCCCAACGTGCCGATCGCCCACTCCCAGATTCTGCGCCAGACGTGCTTGGCCTTCTCCTGCTCGTAGAGCTTCCCCATCTCAGCAAGACGATCATTGACCTCCTTCAGCTCCCGCTGAATGGACGCCCGCTCCTCGAACCTTGCCTGCTGGACATCAAACCTGCGGCGCAGGTCGTCTATCGCCACCCTGTTTGAAGCCAGGAGGGAATCCACGTCGATCCGCTGCACTGGCAGCCCAAGGATCTGCTGGTCGCGCTCCAGAAACGCTTTTGCCATGTTTACCGGAGCGTTCGTCGGCGCCCGCTGGAGCGCGTCGAGCGCGGCCGTAGTCATCGACTTTGCCTCCTCAGCCATGTAGGTATCGCTCGCCGCGGCTTTGGATAGGGCTTTCTTTTGAGCCCTCTCAGCAGGGTGGAATAGAACGCATCCAGCAATGGCTGGCACCAGCAGGAGTGGGATGTACTTTTTCATAGCTACCAAAAACCCCCAGGCACAACTCACGCTGCACCTGGGGGCGTCGGGATGGCTGCGGGAGAGAACGCAGCCAAAATTGATCAGCTGAATCGGCTGAACCAGGTCAGGCCGTCAAGGCAGGTGAATTCAGCGGGAATGTTCTGAGACAGGGTGATGTTGGCGTTCACGGATCCGCCATTGATGGTTCCTCCGACTGGGGGGTAAACCTTCAATGCGCCACTCACAGAGACCACACGCATAGTGCTGGCAAGTGCTCCTGTTGGCTGCGGGAGAACGACACCTTTGGTGCCATCTCCGCCGGTAACCTTCGTGATCGGAACCAAGGTGATTGCGGATGCGGTGGCTTGGTTTGTACCGGCCGCAGCCAGTACGACGACGGGGGCAGTCTGGGCGACCCATTGGGTGAGCCCGCCTTCGGCCACAACTTCGTCAGCGAATACGCGACGACCGCCGACTTTGTCTTGAGGTATTTGAGTGGCACCAACTTGGTGGAGAGGGGCTTCGGATTTGGCCATAAATTGGGGAGTTTGTTTTTACTCCCCGGGGTTTTGCGCCCCGGGGCTATTGATTGAATCCTTGGCGATTACACCAGAGTCACGGCGCAGCTAGAGACGCTGACCGTCGGACATGCATCACTGAAGTTCTCGATGAGGCAGTGGCGATTCACATTGCCAACAGCCACCTCGATGGTGCGGGAGTTCAGCTTGTAGTGATTGATGTTGGGATCAATCACGCAGTTATAGATGTCGTCGGCCACGTTGGTCTGGCGGGTGACAGACCGGTTTCCGTGGACATCGATGCTGATGTCCGACCAGTCGATTAACCACATCGACTTGGCTCGGAACTTATTTCCACCGCTCGCACCCAGACTCTGGGCGGCACCGATGCGGTCGTCGAAGAACGTGTCGGTGAAGATCGAGATCGACACGCCCTGATCAGGCAGGTCGTAGGTATCGTACTCGAACACCATCCGATTCGTGACGCTCGCAACCAGCTTCTGGTTGAGCTGCATCATGATTGTGATGTTGGCGCCGTACTTTGCCTTGTAGTACGATACCATCAAATCGCGGATCTTCGCTTTTGTGAAACGATCCGTCATGATGTCGATGGTCTGAATGTCAGAGCCATCGTTGCCGCGCTCGCGCTTCAGGTTGTAGGCCAGAAGCATGATGGTATCGATGTTCAGAGCTCCACCGTTCAGGTCGAGGATCTTGCCGCACTCTCCGAGCTGGGTCCGGATTCCGAGTGTGTTCGACTTGTACTCCAGCACATTGCCGGGGTTGGTGATGTCGGTCACCTGAGGTAGGTTCAGCCAGTTTCCGACGGTCTGCTGGTCACTGATTCGCTGGCCGTAGAAGACGGTGTTGAAATACCACTTCTGGTTCAGCATTTCCTGCTGCCGGCGCTGCTCAGCAATCGGAAGGGTGCGGAACTTCTTGAAGAACTCGCTTGTGAGAGGAGCCTCCAGAGCCTTGACGTATTCGTCGTCGTACTGGTGGGTCCATCGGTAGGTCTGGCGCCAACGCTCGATCAGTCCGAGGTTGTTGATGGCCGGCGGCTGGTAGCACCAGGCTTCCCTGTCGCTGACGCTGTTCGCCAGGATCAGCAAGGTGCCCTTGGTGACCTGAGTGCTGGCAACGCGGGCGTTCTGGAACGGCGCGGACCCGGTGGTGGAGTCAGCAGAGTAGGCAGCCCAACCGGAGGCCGACGCCTCCTGTGACTGAAATTCCGTGGGAGCAACAACTAGGTACGCCGTAGTTGCGTCGCCGAGCTTACCAACCGCGGCAACAACTCGGAACTGCAGCTGCAGACCAGAGTCGATGGCGCCACCGCCAACGAAGGTTTGCCAGGCAGTTCCAACGTGGCGGGCAGTGGTCTCAACGGAGAGATACATCCCAGGCAGGAAGTACCGCTCGATGTTGTTGATCGCGCTACCGAACCCGCCAGTAGAGGCGGTGACCGTGAGATACCACGCGGTGGCAGGCAGGGTGTTCGGGAACGGGGTTGCGGGATCGCTGGGTTGCGTTGCGGAGCCGGCACCAACCAAGAAGTAGTTGATGTTCACAACCGACCGGCGCGGGATAAGTCGGTACGGAGCGATAACGGACTGGCTCGGGCCGGCGGACCCTTCCTTGATTGGGGCATGCCGAGAGAGGATCAGATCCATCAAGGCCCGCTGGGGAACACCAATGAGTCGAGCCTCTTTGGTCTGGGCGATGATACGGTCCATACCGACCTCCTTCATTCCCTGTGCAGCGAAGTCGTCCTTCGTGAAGGGCCGGATGTCGGCTCGGGTGAGTGATGCGCCAGTGCTGCCATCAACGCCGAAGAACAGCGGAGTGCAGTTATTGGCATTAAAACCGGGAAAGGTGGTTTGGACGGACATAGGCTTTTAGTTTTCGCCCACATCCTCCCGCGATAGCTGACGCTCCAAAGAAAACGCCCACAGGAGTGCTCTTTTTCAGAGCGCATCCAGTGGGCGACGTGAATTGCCTGCCTGTGAAACTACGACTTCAGACCAAGAACCTGAATGAGTTCGTTTCCAATATGCTCAATCTCCGCTGGGGCATTGGTGTTTGCGGCACCTGGAGCTGGGGTTGGGTTAACCCTGATGCCAGATGAAGGCTTTGGGTCTTCTGCCTTTTTGCGCTCCTCAGCTTTCGGCTGACGAACAAAACCCAGCTTAGCGACCCGCTCTTCCTCGGCTTTTATCTGGGAATTTGCGCTATCAACGAACCCAGTCTTTATGAGGTTCAGCAGATCATTGGTGCCATAGGTCCAGATCTTGCTCGTATCCTTGCCAGCAACTTTCGCGTTATGGAACTCGGTGAGTGTGACAAACTCTCGACCATCTCGAATACGCTCGTCTCCGCCATGCTTCTTGAAGTGCTCAGCTCGATCTCCAATGAACCCCAGGAGGTTTCTGTGGCGCTCGGAGAGATCTGCGGTGTTGCTCTTGTGGCCGATTACGTCCACGCCATTCACTACGCGAAGCAGGTCCTCGGCGTAACGGGCTGCTGATGCTGCTGCGGTCTCATATATTCCGGCAGCCAATGGGTCGGTTGTCTCGGTAGCCTTCTGGAACGATTCCTGGAAGCTCGAGACAGCCCTCTCAATCACTGGAGCCACACGGGCCTCGTCAGCGGTTCGGCGTGTAGCCTCGAGATCTCCAGCGAGATCTGCCTTCACTTTGGCAGTAACCTCCGCGGTAACCCGATCGCGCTTGAACTTCTGGCGATCAGAATCACTCACCTTCGGGCGCGACTTCTCGATGAACTCCATGAACTCGCGGTCGCTGCGGTCAAACACACGATCTGGGTTCTCCTTTTTCTTTGCCTCAACCCAGGCGTCAACTCCCTTGTAATAAGCAGCCACCTCCTTGGCGTACCCCTTTCGGCTTGGATCAACGGTTTCAGCAAACTGAGCATCCTTGATCTCTTCAACTTGCTCAGGCAACAAGCCGGTGGTGTCGATTTCTTCAGGCTTGGGGTCTGGAAGTTTTGGAGCCACCGGTTGACTTGCCGCCATCCCTCGACGAACACCTTCCTCAACCGCGCTGGTGATGTCCGGCTTCTTAACAACCCGAACCTTCGGAGCTGGAGCGGCCTCTTTGGCGGGTTCTGGGTCCGCCTTTTTCTCCGCCGGCTTTTCCTCTGCAGGGGCAGCTGTGATCTGGGGCGCAGCATTTTCGGCTGTCGCAGCTTCGGTGTTGATGGTGATCGACAGGTCATCCGCGAGTGACGCCAAAAGTGGGTCATCAATCATTCGCGGCGCCTGATCTGCGGGTGCTTCTTTGGGCATGGTTTTTCTCTCCTTGGTATTTACTGCGTGGGAAGTGTCTGGGAAATCACCGCCGGGCTAATGCCCCCTTGGGGCTGCGGCTGCGGTTGAGCCTGGGCGGGTCCAGGTTGAGCCGCCTGGGTGTCCATCACTGGGGTGCCGCCTTGGCCTGGTGGTGGTTCGATTGTTACGTCGATTCCAGCCCCGGACTGTCGAATGATGCTGTTGATAATGTCGGCCAGCCCGTCCTTGGTTAGCATCGCCATGACGGCCGGTTGCATCAGGATTCCAAGCATCTGAGTGAGCGCCTGGGCCGCCTGGATGTTGCTGGATCTCTCGGCTCCGTCTCGGGAGTTGAAGATGTACGCCGCGATCAAGTTTTTCTTCGTGCCTTCGACCGCAAAGTGAGATGCATTCCCAACAGATCCCTGCACTGGGATTTGCTCCTCGGAGGTGATCTTGAACCCGGCCTTTATAGCGGTCTCCTTGCGATAGCGGCTGATCACTGGTAGGTAGATCTCTTCCGTTCCGCACGAGATCAGAGCGTTGTAGTCGTATCGCTTGATTGCCGACCGTCCGCTGTCGATCGCGTCACTGATGAACTGGTAGATGTTCTCCGTGGTGCCGGCGATTATCTGCACCTCAGTGGCAGAGGTTTCTCGAGGGCTCTGCTGGCCTTGCTCTTGAGGGGACAATGCCATCACTCGCTCCGACAACTCGATGGTCTGTCGGATCGCGTTGATGATCATGTTGAGCTCGGTGTTTGGCTCCGATCGGATGATTTTGAACACCTTATCCAAATCGATCCCAAGCTCTCTGAACTTGATGAGGGAAACTTCCAAGATCGTGGTTGATGCGAAGAAGTTGTCCCCCTTCATGGCGGCTCGGAACTGCTCCAACGCCTTTTTAGATTCTGGATTCTCTGTCGGGAATGCATCCAAGTTGATCATCGCGATCCCAAACAGGTCGCGCTTGGCGCACTCCAAGAGCTGGCTGTAGAGGTTGCTTAGCTGATCCTGGAAAGGGAGAAGCTCGTGAGCCATCGACATGTTTACGAGCCGCTGGGAACTTGTGTTGAAAGTGAACACGAATCCCGGGCAGTCCGGCATGATCTCAGCTGCGACAACGTGCTTGTTGTTGGCTACCACCAAATGGATCCAAACCGGAAACGGGTAGCTGCCGATGCCCCACTGGGCTGGAGAGATCTTCAGGTACAGATGAGCCATGAACACTGAGGTGTCCTTGAGCGTCATGGTGTACTTGCCAATCTGGGCCAGGCGATCGTTCGCCATCGCCATATCCTCACTCATTGGGGGAGGTGTGACGGTGGTGTAGTACTGCGAGAAGTAGGACGAGTAGTTGCCAAACCACTGCACCACATCGGGTGAGTAGGTGATGTTGTTTCTGTTGAAGAATTCAGGGTTGTCGAAAACCGTGCTGAATCGAGCTATGTCCCAAAATCCAAACCACTCGCACCCACTGTCGGAGTTGATCGATTGGATCGGGTGAGCGAGGTCGTAGAAAACCCTCGACGGGTGAGGCGAGGTGAGTGGGACCCCCTCTCGGGTGACTCTAGCCTTTGGCCTTACCTGCTGATCGCTGGCCTGAAATTCAGCGGCAATATCCTCAGCATCTGAGTACCACTCAACATCACGCTGCCACCGGCAGGCGGGGAAAACTACACTGTACGGATACAGGAGCATGTCCCGAATCCACTGGACCTGCAGATCTCGATAGCCGAACTGGTCGGCCATGATGTCCATTCTTTGGGATAGCAGGTCCGCCTTCAGCTTCTCCTCTTCAGAGGTGCCTCGGCAGTCGTACTTGAAAAACGGATAAAGGTTGGTGTAGCGGGCCGACTGAGCTGCAACGCGACGGCTGATGATCGAACGAAGTATGTTGATGTTCACCTCGGTGAACTTCGGAAGATCAATTCCAACCGGCTTATGGCTGGCGTCGTATTTAACGTAGGAGTCGGCGCATTTCATGTCTCCCAGCTGCTTGGCACACAACTGCATGTCGATGCGTCGCTGGGCGTAGAGGACCAATGGGATCGTTCTTTGAGTGATCGTCGATGAGTCCCAAGCGAGATCAACGGCTGAGAAGAAGTGGCTGGTCTTCAGAGTCTGCAGGGTGGCCTCCTGCACTCTGGTGTAGATCATGTCCTCGATCTCTGCTCGCTTCTTAATGTCTGCCTCAATTCGCTTCCTTGCGTCGTCACTGATTCCCTCCTTAATCATTGAACTGTCAGCAGTGAATAGCTCGCGCAGTCGCTCGTCGGTGGTTCCAACTGATTTGAGGATTTCGTAGTTGAGTGGCATTTATCCTTTCAGCCCTTGGGCTCTAAACCAGTCCTGTTCTCGCATGTAGAAAAGAAGCGCAGCATGGGACGGAAAAAATCCTCGCCGAATCCACGCCCTGATGTCCTTTGGATGGACCGAGCAAGATGCACCCAACTCCTCAGGAGTTGTGCCGAGAAGTCGGCAGCACTTTCGGAATCTATCCATCCCCCACCCATTCCAGGTACCAAGTTCACTGTACAACCTCGCTGCGCGTATGATCTGTGGGTTCAGGTTTTCGAGCCGGGACTTGGCTTGGAGCTCAAGAACATTGCGGCCGGGTTTTCTCCTGCTCCGGCCGACTTGTCTTCCCCCAATGATTCACCTTCCTCACTTGGGGATTCAGAAGGCTCGGAGGGGTCGCTGGAGTCGCATACCTCGACGTCTTTAACTGAGAGGGATGCCTGCTTGGGCGTGGCCTCGTCTAAGGTGCAGGTCACGTTGAGCTCGATTTCGTCTCCTGGTGTGAGTTTTGCGAGCACCTCCTGGAGCTCGGTGTTTCCCTCAGTCGAAAACACAAGTCGGTTTGGCATCATAGATTGGACGGTTGTCGCCTTGATTGGCGCGTTACATTCGGGATAGGGTATCTCAGCAGGAGAGTCAACGATGCCGTCACTTCCAACTGAACAAGAGATCGAGGCACTGGCAGCCATTGAGGCTGACTTCGAGCCAAACCATAGCCCTCGTAAGCCTGATGAAAAACCGTGGTCTCCGGACCTGAATCCGACACAGAAAAAGATCTTCGATGATCCCGCTCCGTTTATTTTGGCATACGGGGAGAAGGGGTGCCGGACGCTGGATACGTGGATCTGCACTGACCAAGGAGTATCCAGGCTTGGGGATCTTTCTCCGCCGGGAGCAACCTACGGATTCAACCAAATCTCCCAACGGGTTTGGGCTAACCAAAATGAGCTAGCCACTGCTGACGCTTATTGGATTGAGCCTGGAACTGAGGCTGTTCGTGTGGATCTTGAGAATGGATCAGAAATTACCGGTTCCCCGCGCCACCCAATTTGGGCATGCGAATCACGTCTGGACGGGAGTTTCACGTTTCGTTGGGTCAAGTTCGATGAGCTGAATGCATTGATGCATTTGGGTCGAAGATTCTGGACTCCCATAGTCCCCCATCCGTCATGGGATCAGCCGAGTTTGATGGATTTGGATCTGTGCTACTCACTTGGCGCCCTGTGTGGTGATGGTAGTCTGAATTTCGATTCTGGAGACGCGAGGTCCATTGGGTTCACGAACATGGATCCGGAATGCATCCGGCGGGTTGATGCTGGACTTAGGAAAATCAGTTGCTTCCTAAACCAGTCTCCAAGCCAATCAAAGCACTGCCAATACTCCGTCCTTCCCAGAGGTAACATCGCAAAGGTGCTCCAGAACCTCGGGTTGGTTGGATTATCCAATTCGAAGCGAATCCCTGGAAAAGTAGTGGCTTCAGGAAAATTATGCACAACAGCATTCCTTCGTGGATTATTCGACACGGATGGCACTGTCGAAAAATCTGGAACCGTTTCATTTTGCACCACCTCTGAGGGGCTCGGAAGGGATGTTCAAGACATTCTGTTGGTAATGGGAATCTTGTCTTCCAGGAGACCCAAAAAGTCGGCCAGTGGAAATCCGACGTGGACGATTTCAATCATGGGTAAGCACGCCCATGAGTTTGGTAAAGTAGTTGGGTTTGAGATTGCTAGGAAGCTGGATCGTATCCGCGATCCAAAAGTAAGCAGACTGTCTCCAAATGGGTGGAATTCAAATAGGTATGGATACCCAGATCCGATTCGTTCGGTAATGAATGGGATCGCCTTTGCTAGTCGATCTGGAATTAGGAAGAGTCACGATGGGTTGGAGCACAGAAATCGGGAGTGGCACGATAAACACCGGAAAATCCATTCGTTTGGGTCAATACCGCAAAAACCAAAGGTTGAGGAGTTCAAAGCTATTTACGGCCAATGCCAAGAGCTTGACCAATTCCTCGCATCAGAAAACTGGCTAGAGGTCATCAAGACCTCTAGCTCAACCGCATCCCTTGCTGACCTGCGCGTTCCAGGACCGCACAGCTTTATCGCCTCAGGAACTCTTAACCACAACTCAGGAAAGTCCGTTGGCGCCGAGCACAAGATGGTTCGGCACTGCTACGAAAACTGGGATGCGCTCGGGTTGATTATCACTCCTTCGATTCGTACTGGAAAATTTGGCGTCATCCATGACCTAGAGACGCTGGTATTGCCGGCGTGGGAGGAAGGAATTGGCCTGGAGTGGATTCCTTCCAAGCTGGATCCAAACACTAAGGATCGAGTGATGAAGGTGGCGAACCGCCATGGCGGCTGGTCAACTGTTCTTCAGATCGCCATTCCGTACGCCGAAGCAATCGCCAGCCGCATTAAAGGCATCCACCCTTCGTACGCGCTCGCTGACGAGCTCACTGACTGCGAGGGCCGTGAGTATCTACGCTTAGTGTCGGCCCAGCTGAACCGGCGCCGGCACATCCAAGGGCCTCAACAGTACGTTGGAACTTGCAATCCAAAGGGTCCGTCAAACTGGGTTTACAAGGCTTTCTTCGAGGAGCCGGTGAACCATGAGACCGGCGTTCGAGATCCAGCATTCTCGGTCTACCATGTGCCGTTCCGAGAGAACTCCCACCGGCCGGAGATGCGGTCGTACCTGGAGAATCTTGAGCGGGCAGTCCGAGACGATCCGATTGAGCGGGCTCGGTTGATCGAGGGTAAGTGGGTTGAGAGGCCGACTGGTGACGCTCTGTTTCGGGCTAGATTCATCCCGCAACGTCACGTTGTTGGGAATGCCAGGCTCGGCACCGGGCTGAGGCCGAAGCCGGGGCTGCCATGCACGATTGGGTACGACCTTGGCCAGGTGTACTCGACAGCGATCTTTGAGCAGTTGGTTCCAACAAAAGACGGCGCTGTGTGGATGGTGTTCGACGAGGTGTGCCACTTGAACGAGAAAATCCTCTACAAGGTGATGGCCATCGAGATCGTCGAGAAGATCCTGATGTGGAACAAATTTATTGGCCAAAAGATGGCCTGGGAGCACATCGCTGACGACTCAGCGGTTAACCAGTGGCGCCCCGGTTCTGGTGGTTCGTACGATGCCTGGGAGTTTCAGTCTGAGTTCAACCGCGCAATTTTGATCAATAACCTACCTCCAATGACCATGGTTGGTTGCCCGAAGGGGGATGGGTCGGTTGAGACTCGAGTGCGTCTCACTCAGGGATTGCTACAGCAGGACAGGCTCCTAATCTCGGACCAGTGCCACCATGTTAAAGAGATGCTGAACATGCTCGAGGAGGACAAGGCGAAGCCACTGCGGCCGAAGAAAACTGTCGCCGGGCACATCCACGTCTTCGATGGATTGTCCTACCCGATCCTGAAGTACGAGCTCGGCGGCACAGTCTCAGGTGGCCCCGCGGTCTCCGCTGTCCACACCCACTGAATCAGGGAGCAGCCCCCAGAACCGTTCAGCCTCCTGGGAGGAGACCAAGTTGTGGTAGGACCTGAGTAGTACCCCAGGTGAATTCCCGAGGCTGTACGCCACCGCTGGCAGGTCTTTCCGTTTGGCGACCAAGTAGGACGCCGCGGTATGGCGGAGGATGTCTTGGGGCCATTTCCGAAATCCAAGGACGCCACGCAGCTTCCGGATGAACACGCGAGCCCGCCCTGGGGTGAGTGGAAGATCGGCCTTCTGAGATTTCGCGAGCTCCAGCCATTTCACCGCAGCGGGCTCCAACTGCACCACTCTCCGCCGTCGAACCTTCGAGGCAGCCGCGCCGATTTCGACGGTACCGTCCTGGAGTCGAATGCAGTCCCACTGGATAGCCAGCAACTCCTCGGGTCGGATGCCGGCAAACAGGGCGAGCACGAGGTGAACACAGCACTTGGGGTACCTCTCCAGAGTGAATGCGAGGATCCTCTTGGCCTGGGATGAGGACAGCACCGCCGGGGATTTGGTCTCTACATGGACACGCTCTAGTCTGTCTATAGGGTTGTCGGAGATCCACCCTCGACGGGCGGCTAGGGCGAACATTGACGCGAGTCGGCCCGTGTTGGATGACCTGGTGTGTGGCGCCTCGCTCCTGCCGGCAAACCACTGGTCGATCGTTGCCGGAGTAATGCGGTGGATCCCCATCTCTTCCCTCCCGCGGGCGAACAGGTTGAGGTAGTCTTGGAGACCCTCTACATACCGGGGGCGGCGCCGGGCGGCCGTCTTAACAGAGATCGTCTCCTTGATAGCCTCCGCCAGAGTCATAGTGACCCGTGGCGGGCCTTTCTGGGCGTCGAGGTAGGTTCGCCAGACAGTGGAGAGACTGACGCCATGCCGGCCCATTTCCTGAAGGATTGCCGCAACCTCAACACGCTCCGGCGCCGAGAGTCCAACCCAGAGCTCACCGGACAGTCTCTGTTCGATCCCGGCATTCTCGACGGCGAGCTCAGCTTCCCGGCGGGAGCCGCACTGGATGCGCTTCCGCTTGCCACCAACCCTCCCGAGGTCAGCAATCCAGATCTGCTTTCCCCTCTTGGTGGTCTTGTAGGTGTTCACCGGAGGACACTGGTGCCTACTGGTGCCACATTTTCAACGTCAAAAACGACATATTGGCACCACGGTGGCGACATGTTCGTCTTTTGGTATCCTGCAAAACTCCTTGAAACAGAGGCTTTTGACTGGTGGAGCCGACAGGATTCGAACCTGCGACCCCCACAATGCCATTGTGAAGAAAAAGCCCGTATTCATTGGTGAAATGAATTCCAATCCAAGCGTGGCGCCAAAATGGTGCCAGAAAAATCCACACCTGGCGTGTGGTGACGTGAAATGGATCCCCTGAAAAGGGTATGTCAAAAACATCACTGTGCCGACTCTTGAAATTGACACCCTCAACAAGGGGTAACATTCTCACGAAATGCCAGCCGCGTCAGCGCCAGTTGAATCATCGGGAGATGAGCTCCTCACCACCGAGGAGATCGCAAAGAGGCTGAAGTTCAAAGCCAGGCGGGTGAGGGATTACGTCGCCTCTGGAAGAATTCCAGCGATCCGCCTGAACCCCCGGGACCTGAGGTTCCATTGGCCAACCGTCATCAAGCACCTCCATGGCTTGGAACCAAAGTGACATCGACGCCGCACTCGCCAGGAATCCCAGCCTCAGGGCTGCGAATTCGCATCAAGCACAAGGTCCCATCCCTGAACGTGCTGTTCCGGATGGACCCGTGGCGGCGACTGTCCGAGAAGAAGGCGACCGAAGCCGCATTCGAGTCATCATTGAAAGCCGTCGCGTCCGGCTGCTCGACGAGGACAACCTCTGCGGGAAGTACTTCGTTGATTTGCTCCGCTACGCCGGAGTTCTGCCGACAGATGCTCCTGGCGTTGTCGGAATCAAGATCTTCCAAACAAGAGTCAGCAGCAAAGAGGAAGAAGAAACAGTCGTCGAAGTCTTCCCCGCAGGATTGGTTTCGGAAGAAACCTAACGCGGGCGCTGAACCTTCGTCGAAGTAAACTCCTTCAACCGCTCCGCCTGCTGCTTGATCAGTTCTGGAATCGCCAACAAAACCGACTCATTAACAATCTTCTGCTGTGACCAACCCAGCAATCTTTCCGCATCCTCAATGGCTTTTGCGGCCTGTGCATCTGGCCGGTACGTGATTGGGGTTTTCGAGCTCACAGGCTGGAACTTCTAACAAAAACACCCGCCGTAAAGAAAAAAGCAAAAGAGGCAGTTGACAGCAAAAGATGCATTCGCAATAGTCTTTTCAAGAAAAGACACCATGAACCGATACTCATCATGACCACCGAAGCACTGAACGCGGCTTTGTCCGCGATCAAATCAACTGATGCGTTCGCCCAGGCAAGAGCTCGGGCGATTATCTCTGTGTACCATGAGGTGTGGGGTGCTGATCGGTGGAAGGATTTTGAGGTTGTTGCTGTTGAACATGAGTTCTCGTTCCCGCTGATGAATCCCGACACGGAGGGAAAGTCCCAATCATTCGTTGAGGCCGGCAAGATGGATGTCCTGCTGCGTCGCCGATCAACAGGTCGTCTGACTGTCCTAGAGCACAAAACCACCTCGGACGATGTTGGCCCCGAGAGTGACTACTGGCTCCGGCTGAAGATGGATGGCCAGGTTTTGAAGTACGACCTTGGGGCTCGAAGTATGGGAGAGGAAGTGCAGGGGGTTCTGTACGACGTCATGGGAAAGCCAGCCCACCGGCCGTCACAGATCCCCCTGCTAGATGCGGATGGCGTGAAAATTGTGATGGACGCAAACGGTGAGCGGGTCCGCACAAAGGATGGGAAGAAGTGGCGAGAGTCTGCCGACTCCGCGCAGGGCTACGTACTCAAGACGCGCCCGGAAACTCCGGACGAGTTTGAAGCTCGCCTGATTGGAGTCCTGCGTGAGCAGCGCAACGACTACTTCGCGCAAAAGGAGGTTCCTCGTTTGGATTCTGAGATCATCGCTTTCATGGAGGATGAATGGAATCTGTCCCAGCAAATCCTCCACTACCGAAGCAAAAAGCTGTGGCCAAGGAACCCAAACGCCTGCACTGCCTACAACCGGACCTGTGAGTTTTTCGACCTGTGCACCGGCCGGGCTTCCGTCGATGGAATCCGGTATCACAAGGTTCCTAACGTCCACAACGAGTTGAGACTCCAACGGGACGGAGACCGTCAACTGCTGACAAACTCCCGCGTCTCGTGCCTTCGGCAGTGCGCTCGGAAGCACTTCCTCCACTACGAGGAGGGTGTGCGCCGCGTCGATGGCGAAGAGGCTGAAGCCCTTCACCTCGGCACCCTGATTCACCTGGCCCTCGAGGCCTACTTCAACCACATGAAAGAAAACCAAACCATCACCGTATGATCAGTGTTCTCCAACGCATCAAGCAGGGGGAGGCAACCCTTCCGCCCCGCATCACACTCGCCGGCCCTGAGGGAATCGGTAAGTCAACATTCGCGTCCCAGGCTCCAAAGCCGCTCTTCCTGTCAGCCGAGGAGGGCTTGACGGGATTGGAGCATGTCTCTCGCATCTCCCCGACCAGCCTTGTTGATCTGCTTGGTATCCTTGACGGGCTGGAACAGGACATGGGCGGCCACAAGACCTTGGTGATCGACACCGCGGACTGGCTGGAACGACTCGTGTACGCCGGCATGTGCCTCCGTGACAATAAGGCCAACATCGAAGACTACGGCTACGGCAAGGGGTTCACGATCGCTGAATCGGAGTTCAGCGCGATCCTGGGCCGATTGGACCGAATTCGTCAGGCCCACAAGGTGGTGATCATTATCCTGTCCCACGTTCAGATCCGGACGTTCAAGGATCCTTCCGGCGGTGAGTGGGATCGCTACGAGATGAAGGGAAACAAGAAGGTGACCGGCATCCTCCGGGAGTGGGCCGACGCCTGTTTGTTCGCGGTCACTCCAGTGTTTAAGACGAAGGACAAGTCCGAGAAATCCAGCCGGGCCGTCTCTGGTGAACGTGTCATCCACACTGTTTGGTCGCCCGCTTGGGATGCCAAGAATCGCCTCAACCTCCCCCCTGAAATTCCATTCCCAGCTGATCGTTCGTGGGCGGAATTCGCGCAAGCGGTTGAGGAGAATAGCATCAGCTCGATCCGCTCCAAGGTGAACACCGCGTACGCTGCCGCTGCAATCCCTGAGGCGGAAAAGGCTAAGTGGTCGAAATGGATTGCCAACGTGAACTCCGCTCCAATCGAGACCCTTAAAGGCGCTCTCGCAAAACTCGAAACCCTGGCTGCTACCCCGAAATAAGGGTGCCTTTCGCTAAATCCCTATGAGTACTACTCCAAGCGGCAATGTCCGCGCCTTAAATGAAGCCTGCATCGTTGAGTGTATTGTTGTTGATCCGAAAGAATCTGGATGGTTCAACGCTACACCAAACGGTAAGGACTACATCCGAATCCCGCTCCACGTTGTTGGTGAAGATGGGCGGCACACTGGTGAGTTCATCTCGTGGTTTGGGTGGCTGAACACCGATGAGAACGTCGACCGTACCGCGGCCCGATTGAAGGAGGTCTTCGGATTCAATGGCGACTTCGTGTCGCTCAACAATGGCCGCATCTCGCTCGTTGGCCTCCCGTGTCAGATTGAGACCGAGATGGAGACCTACGAGGGCAAGCAGAAGTGCAGGATCAAATGGCTGAACCCTCCTGGTGGGCTCCCGAAAAAGGATCCCATGGAGCCCGCGAAGCTGCAGGGGTTGCTCGCAAAGATCACTGGCCGCGCAAAGGCTATCGCAACCAAGACACCATCATTAACCACTGGTGCTCCAGCGGCCCGTCCCTCCGCGCCCGCACACCCGCCAGCAACATCCCAACCAAGCCTGCCTGGCACTTCGCCGGCAGCTGTTGGTGATGATGGTCCACCACCTGAGGATGACGATGTGCCTTTTTGATCTTCATCCAATACCACAATGAAGCAGATCAATCGAAACTACTGGCGCGACAAGTGCCACGATGCCGCCAAGAAGTGGTGGCATGACGCTCAAGGTGTTCGCCTGGAGCGTAACCGCGGCGAGCTGCTGATGCTCGTCGTCACTGAACTGGCCGAAGCTGTCGAGGGGATGCGTAAGGGCCTCATGGACGACAAGCTCCCCCATCGGAAGATGGAGGAGGTCGAGGTGGCCGACGCCTACATCCGGATCATGGACTTAGCGGGCGGGTTCGATATCGACTTTAAGGATCCCGACATGTTCCGAAATAATCCGTTTCCATGGAAGGGGAACAAGTCGGAATACCTGCTTGAGATTTGCGGATCCCTAGCTCCCGCAGTTGATGAAGGCTACGACGGAAGTGTGGCCCTCTGCGATGCGGTTTTAGACATTGAGACGTACTGCGAGATCAACGGATTGGATCTCTTTGGTGCAATCAAGGAGAAGTTGGCGTTCAACGCCACCCGCGCTGACCACACCTACGAGGCACGCGCTGCCGCTGGAGGGAAGAAGTTCTGAGGATTACCACCTGGCGGGCTGGCTACCTCGGCCCGCCGGTTACCCATCACGCATGAGAATCCGCACCATTAAACCGGAGTTTTGGTCCCACCCAATCATGGCGAGATTGCCGGCTGAGACCCAGCTCCTGGCCTTGGCTCTTCTGAGTAGCGCCGACGACGAGGGCTACTTCCGCGCTGATGAGGCGATCATTCGTGGGTCATGCGCTCCATTTCGCGACAATCTCGCGAGCATCTCGCGAGACCTCGAGAGGTTGTCCGAAGTGGGGTGGATAGAGCTCGGGGAACACCCAAATCAGGGGAAGATTGGCTTGATAGCGAATTGGAAGAAGCATCAGAGGGTTGACCACCCAAGTGCTTCTAAATTAAAGGATTACTTTATTCGCGAGAGTCTCGCGAATACTCGCGAAGGACTCGCGCCTGATCAGGGATCAGGGATCAGGGATCAGGGAAAGGAACAGGGAGGGCTCGAGAGCCCCGCCGCTGAAGCGGCTGAGGGGGTGGTAAGGCTGGATCTTGATGCCTTGAGACTTCGGGTTGGGGCAATGCTCAGAAGGCGTCCGGATACCGCTTGGAGCGAAAAGGAGCTCAAAGCACTCAAGGTGGTCTTTAAGCTCAAAACTCCCGAGGATCAAATCCAAGCCCTCGAGGCTAGGTACCGATCTGGGGATCAGTTCCTTCGTCGGGATGTTCTCACCCTGCTCAACAACTGGAACGGTGAGATCGACCGCGCCATGGGGGTATCAGTGAGTGAATCTGGAGGCTCCGAAGTGCAACTGGGACGGCACGTTCCACGTCACGTTCAGATCCGGGAGCTTGAGGAGGCTATCGAGTCCCACCCAGCTAACCCAGAATCGATCTCGTACTTCCACGGAGAGACCACTCCAGAGCAGATCGCTGACCTACGAGCGAAGCGAGCCCTACTAGCTCAGTTGAAAGGGCAACAGTCATGAGTGTTCCGCCCCGCGCCCGCCGCTACGCCGACGCCCTCCAGGACGACGCCCCGCTCAACGGCAGCCTTCCTCCACACAGCCTTGAGGCGGAGCAGGGGATCCTTGGGTGCATCTTAATCACTCCCGGTGAATCGATCGATCAATGCGTCGAAGCGATGCCTGCTGGCGCCCAAGTGTTCTACGATCTAAGGCACCAGCTCCTCTACGAGCACTTCTTAGCGATGCATGCAGCGATGCTCCCGCTGGACCTCATCACCGTCCAGCAACACCTCAAGGACGCCAACCAGCTCGAAAGCATTGGCGGACTCCCATACCTGAGCAGCTTGATGGACTCCGTGCCAAGCTCGGCGAACCTGATGTACTACGTTGGGATCGCGACCGAGAAGTTCATGGCCCGCGGGATGCTCAGGGCTTGTGGTGAAACTATCGACGCTCTCAAAGGCGACAATGAGAACATCGCCGAGTTGATCGACGAGGCTGAAGTTCGGGTTCTCAAGGTGCGCGAGTTGGTGGGCACCCAGAAGGAGAGAACCCCGAATGAAATGGTCCGCGGCGTCATCGACAACCTGGAGAAGCGAGCGAAGGGAACCGACAAAGGGATTCGTACTGGGATTGTTGGAATCGACAGGCTTACCCGAGGATTCAAGCCGAAGAATCTGATCGTCATCGCGGCACGCCCGTCGGTTGGTAAGACAGCCCTCGCGATGAACATTTGCGACTACATCGTGAGCAACGGGTCTCCGGTTGGGATCTTCTCTCTTGAGATGCCAGACGAAGAGCTCATTGAGCGCCTATGCTCATGCAAGGCTCGTGTTGACACAATGAACCCAGACACCTGGGTTGAGCGCGACTGGAAGGCTTTCACCGCGGCGTCTGTCACGATTGCTAAGTGGCCTCTTTATATCAACGACAAGTCGGGAATCACTGTCGCTGAGATCAAGGCGATTTCCAGAAGGTGGAAGAAGAAGCATGGAATTAAGATCCTCTTCATCGACTACCTGCAGCTCATTGGGTCACGTCGCGGCGTGGATCGACGCGAGGCCGTGGACGAGATTAGCCGAGATCTCAAGTCGCTTGCCAGGGATCTGGAGATTCCCGTGGTTGTGTTGGCTCAGCTGAACCGTGAGCTCGACAAGGACAAGAATCGGAAGCCGAGGCTGTCGGACCTCCGGGAGTCCGGTCAGATCGAGCAGGATGGAGATGCAATCTTCTTCCTCTACAAAGCCAAGGAGCAACCCGAGGACGGCGCGACAACCAACGTCAACGCCTACCTAGCGAAGCAGCGCAACGGACCAGCTGGGGTTGATGTTCGGCTCGTCTTCACGCCGAAGCACACTCATTTCGAAGAAGCATCACGAGTCTATTAACACCTATGGCCAAACACCGCACAGACATCCGATACGTCATTCGAGCCAAGCGAAACCTGGAAGGCAGATGCCACATCTGCGGTTTGTTGTCGTCTGAAGTAAATCCCGAGAACGATGGGGGACACAAATACCAGGACCTATCCGTTGGGTTGCCGTTATGCACTGAGTGCCAACCAGGATCAACAAACGCCGAGAAGGCCCTAAAGGAAGCAGGCATCGGATGAGAAACACCCACACCCACTTCTCGGTTGAGTACACCGGGCTCGGGAAAAAGGACCGCCGCAACGAGGCTAAGAAGGTTCTCCGTGCATACACGATGTGGATCTTTTCAAAGATCGCTGCCGGCGAGCGCGTGACGCTTCAGGGGGTTGGTACGATTCATGGCAAACTCCGGAAAGGACGCACTGGCGTTGGAGTGTTCAAGTCAAATCAGCCAGGCCAATTCGTTCTGAAGTTCAAGCCATCGAAAGAAATGAAACCACACCTAGTCCGACTTGCTTTAGAGAATCCAAACGCATTCAAGTTATGAACCTGAGGAGATATTTCACACCCCCAATGGGGTTGCACACCATCACGCTTGGAAGGTGCATGGACGAGGTTGAGCTCGCAACCATGTTGCTGTCCGTGCTTACCTACAAAGCGAACATCGGCCCAATGACGCTTGCAGTCGACACTGGTGGCCTACACTTCGCGTGCGCTGTTGGGTTAAACAAGCTCTACGACGACGTTATGCCGATCGAGATTCCGCCTGGGATCGACAAGTTCACCTTCTGGGCGGCCGGAAAGTTGGTCGCGCTGTCTCGCATGAGTGGGCACGTCATAAGCGTTGATCTGGATGCCGTGCTCTACCGAAAGCCTTCGCCGCTCATTGATCTCCACGGGCTCCACTATGAGCCAATCAGTTGGGCAACCTACGGATGGAACCCGATGTGGGAAACAGCGGGCCAACTGCTCGGTGCCAACGGGTGGCAGCGCCTGGCCCCAATCAATGTGGCCGTTGCCGCGTTCTACAACGAGGACCTGCGCGATCAGTACACCAATTTGGCGATCAAGCTCATGCAGATCTGCTCGAGGCCGAACGGTGGCATTCCGGACTCCTACAAGGTGTCTGTTGGTGGGTCTGGTTCCGCAACGCCGGTCGCTGAGATGGTTTTCGCTGAGCAGTACCTGCTCGCTGTTGTAGCTCAGTCAATGAACTGCTCAGTCCGGTGCATTGGCGACCTCGACATCGGCAAGGACCACATGGTTCCAAGCAAGAAGGCTTACCATCTGTGGAACTCGAAGCGGTTCTACGCAAAGCACGATCGGGCTCGAGAAATGTACCTCACCAATGTGATGGAGGAAATCTACCAGCTGGTAAGCGGCCAACCTGAAGAATCCACAGTTCAAGGAATCATCCACAAACTTGGGTTGCCAACGATCCGCGTTGTGGATGGCAATGCCCCAGCAGTCCGATGGTCCCGGGCTGGGGAGTGGTTTGGACCAGGAGAGGAGGTTGTTCGTCTGTGAGCAATGCACCAGTACCACCGAAGCCAAAGAAGCGCCGCCGAGGATGCAAGTTCGAAGCCAACGCTCACGGCAAGGTTTGGGTGTTCGCGTGGGATCCTGTCAAAATGATGCTGACCGGGTGGGAGAAGCACACGCGCAAGAAGAAGGAGATCAGCGCCGAGGAGCTCGCTGATGCCGTGGTTGGGCAGTTCAGCTTGTTCGGTAAGCGCCCCGAAGCTGCGCCGGAAAAAACACCCTGAAAAGAGGGTATGAAACGAATCAGAGAGTGGATCGTCGTGATGCGCCTTGAAGGGAAGCAGCCTGGGTTGTGGATGCTCAGGTTCCTTTTAGCCCCGTGGCGATGGAGAGATCGGCGATCCACTCTCACACTGTTACGGAAATGCTACCGATGCCCTGTCTACAACGCCCGCATGCATCAGTGCCGGCCATGGCCTGGCGCCGAGCACGGCTGTGGGTGTCATGTCCCGACTAAGGCGCGTTTTGGTGGCGGGTGCTGGGCGAATGAGGTTGGTGCGCCACTGGAGGGTTGGCGATGAAGCCAACCATCTTAGTGAATCTGTCTGGCGGCCGACTTCTGGAGGTTTGGCGAACAGACGCCAAAGAGAAGCCGAAGAAGCCTCCAGGGCACGACATCCACGGAGCATGCGGCGCCCATGGGTATCTTGGACACGCCGATCTGGCGACGCACATCAAACAATTTCCGAGGGTCACTCGGGTTCGGGTCAGTGGTGGGGGAGAGCAACCATTCGAAATCAATGAGCAAAAAAAGTAAGCAGGAGGTCGTTGACGAAACCGTGATTGAACGAGCGAAGGTGTATGGCGCCGTCGTGACGTCCCACGAGAACATTGGCCTCTCATGGACCGCGCTTATCCAACAGCACTTCGGCATCAAGTTGGACCACCCAATCCCACCAGAGCTTGTCGCTCAGATGATGGTCGCGTTCAAAATGCAGAGGGCCGCAAGGGTGTACCACCCAGACAACTACGTCGATGGTCAGGCGTACATGGGGTTCGCTGAGCACATGCAGGGCAGGCCGGGTGTTCCGTTTGAGGGTGAATCCTCCAGGGAGACACCATCTAGTAAATGATTCTGATAGTTTTTTATGGACAAAACACAACGAAACCCTAAATCTCGGGTAACACGCATGAAGCGCAAAACCCCATCCGAGCTTTCACGCTCACTCACCAACGCTCAAGCTGTTGAGATCAGGAAGCGCAGAAGCAAAGGGGAGCAGCTCCAGGCCCTTGCGGATGCCTTCGGCGTGTCCAAGACAGCTGTCCAGAAGCTGGTCACCGGCCAGACGTACTGCGATGCCGGAGGTCCAATCACCATCGCTCAGGCTTAACTCAAGACCCATCACGAACCAACCCATCACACCATGAATCTCAATCTATCCCCCGAAGACGTCGACAAGATCGTTAAACAGGCAATCCTTAATGCGGGAGTCACCAAGGCAATCACGGATGCAGTTGTCAAGTGCCTCCAGGCATACAACAGCCCAGTCGAAGCGGCCGTTAAGGACTACGTTTCTTCGCTCACCCAGGAAATCATCCGCGAGAACCACTCTGAAGAAGTGAAGGCAGCTGTGGTTGCGGCCGTGGCGGAACGGCTGACTAAGGAGTTCATCGGAAAAGTGACCGATGAGACTTTGGATAAAATGGTTCGCGCCGTTCATTACTAGGTGGCGTAACCAGAAGCCGTTTTTAGGATTCCAAACTAACACATGAAAAACATCGCCATCATATACCACAATGCCGACATGGATGGCCGACTCTCCAACGGGGTGTGCCGATTCTACCTGGAGCATAACTACCCAGAAGCTGCCATTCATTCGTATGGGTGGGACTATGGCCGTCCGCTGCCGGTACTAATCCCGCTTTGTTATGTGCTCGATGAGCGTCCAAGTAAGGTTTACTGGTCCGATTACGACGCCATCTACATCGTCGATCTCTCGGTGGATGAACTGATGGCTCGTCCTGAGCTGCGCTCGAAGGTCGTCTGGATCGACCACCACAAGTCAGCAATCGAGAAGTGGGATGGCATTTACGACGACCACGGAATTCCCAATGTGAGCAAATTTAACGGATTCCGCATCGACGGCGTGGCTGCGTGCCGGCTGTGTTTGCAGTGGTTCACAGTTATACACCTCAACAACACGGAAGGTGGTGATGTTAAATTCACACTGCCGAACAAACAGGACTTCATCGACCGCAAGGTGTTCGAACCTGAGTTGATCCGTCTCGCTGGGGAATACGATTGCTGGGATCACCGAGATCCAGATGCGAAGGCGCTCCAGTTTGGGCTTCGCGCACTGGGTGACCGAGAGATTAGTAAGCTCGTACGTTCTCAGTTCAACGGCGGGTGTGGTGGGGAAATTCTGCTTGAGCAAGCGATCCAGACTGGACGCTCCATCAAGTCCTACTGCGACAAGCAGAACGCCGAGTACGCCGCGGCCCACTGCCACACCATCAAGTTCCATGGGCTCACTATGTGCGCCCTGAACATTGGCCAGCGCGGGAGCAGCGACCTGTTCAACGGAGGCATCAAGCCAGAGCACCAGGCACTGTTCGCGTGGCGCCACACTGGAGATGGAGAGACACCAATCTACGTGAGCCTGTACCACGCGCCGGACCATGAGGGCATCGACCTATCGAAGATAGCCTCGCGGTGGGGTGGCGGCGGGCACAAAGGGGCGTGCGGATTCCGTATCCGACTGCCGGCGCTCGATGGAATCCTTGGCGGGTTCTACAACTCTGAGGTGGATGGCGTGCTTCCAGTTCAAGGAGGTGTGCAGTGAACTTTGGATCCAAACTGTCGGCGTTCGCTGCTATAGCTGGGGCCATTCTTGGTGGTGGACAGTCAACCACGCACATCAGCAGGGAGCCAATCAATCCGTTTAAGCCGCTGGATACCTACACGCCACCGCCGAAGATCAAGATTAAGCGGCCGAAGTATCGGATCAAAGGAGTGCGCCGGAGTCACGCGAGGGCAGTTCGGCAGATGACGCCTGGGTACAAGAAGGGGTGATCTATGAACCTAAAGAACTATACCTCTGGAATCTCAACCGACGTCACAATCTCGAGGATTGAGCGGCTCCTCATGGATGCCGGCGCCACCGGAATTATGAAGCGCACTGCGAACCGAAGTGTGGTTGCCATAGCATTCCAAATCCCTGTCGACAAGGACCGTTTGGTCACTGTTCAACTGCCGGCAAACGCTGAGGCCTGCATGGACGCCTTCTGGAAGGATCATTGCAGTGGGCGGTCGCTGCGGTCCAAGAAGACTCGTGAGGACTTTCGTGACCAGTCTGAGCGCACGGCATGGAAACTCCAGCAAGACTGGGTTGAGGTTCAACTCTCACTGATCCGGCTAAAGCAGCAGGACGTGGTTGCCGCGTTCCTGCCCCACATCGTCACCGACCTTAATGGATCCACGGTGTACGAGAAGATGAAGTCCAACGGATTCAAGGCACTACTTCCCGAGAAGGCGTCATGATGAGCATCATCTCCTCCAACACTGTCACCATTCTTGCCGTTACACTGGCTGTGTTTATTTCCCGTCACGCATGCGGAGTCTTCATCGACGTAAAGGAATCGTTCGATAGATCACCTCTGGATCCTGAGTCTAGGAAGAGCTGGATCAGGCTGCTTAAAATGAGCGACTTCCTTATGCAATCTATCATCATTCTGGCCGCACTCGCGGTGATCTTCAAATCCCACAAATAGACCACTCATGAAAGAGTTTGCATATATCCCACTTGGGGCCGCCGCGTTCGCTATTTTGTTCACGCTCATTTTTGGGTGCTCAAAGCAAGAGACCGCCAAGAGTGAGCACGAGGTAGCGATGGAGGCCAGCGACAAAGCAGACGCAGACCTCCGAGCATCGTTTGGACGAGACGCTGACAAGCTGCTGTTCCGCCAGGGAGTGCAGCATGCCATCGCTAAAGCCGGCGTGAGGGATCTCCTGCACGCTCACATATCCCACGACGTTTACCAACCGGTGGAGAAGTCTTGGGTGGATGGGGCCTACTCTGTGGAGCTCAACAGGATCATCTTCGATTCGGGAGCGGCGTGGAGAGGTGGCGCTCTCAACTGCGAGGACTTTAGTCTTGGAGCGACGTTCGTCGCAAAGGCTGCCCACCTCAGTGCGCCTGGCCGAATCAGAGATGCATCACCAGCATTTGGGTTCCTCTACTACAAGCCTGAGGATCCAGCCGCCAACAAGATGGCCCATGCGATAAATTTCGGGATTCTCTCTGACGGCTCGCTGATCTTCTACGAGCCCCAAAGCAGGCAGCGAGTCAGGCTGTCCGACGCTGAGGTGGCGTCGATCTACTTTTGGGAGCTTTGAATCTTCACCAAAAATTCTTCCCAGAGACGAGCGTGGCTCTTTGGGGTTGATTTCCGGAGCGATACCTCGAATAAAGGGTGGCATGACGAAGGCAGCTCAAGAGAAGTTTGATCTCCGGCGCGGAGACGCATGGGAGGGGATGACGTTCCCGTTTAAGCGGGCTGGGGATCCAAACTTCTGGAACAACCCTATCGTTCGGTCCCAAATTCGAGACCTCAATGGGAATCTGATCTACGAATTCGAGATCACCCCAGTAATCACGGTAGTCAGTGGGGACGGATACCTCTCTGTGGGATTGATCATTCCTGATGGTGACGCCTCAAAGGATTTCCCAGTCGGGAGGTTCGTGGGAGACATCGAGGTCACTACCGACGCCATGCCCACCACTACGCTGGTGGAGTACTCAGGCTCTATCCACCCAGACGTTTCGCACTCATGAGCACCCAAATTATCGAGGTCGTCGACCGCAACTTCGTCAAGGTTCCCATTGAGGTCACAGCCACCGTCGGTGCCCGCGGCCCTCAAGGCGCTCCAGGAGTTGATGGAGCAAAGGGTGATACCGGCCCCCAGGGCCCCCAAGGGGTTCCTGGGGTCACTGGAGCTGCCGGCGCCCAAGGGCCGCAAGGTCCCACGGGGCCAACTGGCGCCACCGGATCCCAGGGGCCAACCGGCCTCGCTGGATCCACTGGGCCGACTGGAGCAACCGGCGCTGCCGGTACGCCTGGAGCAACATGGCGGGACGGAACTGGAGTTCCATCGAACTCGATCGGGATAGACAGTGACTACTACCTCGATCACGCCACTGGAGACGTCTACCAGAGAGCGTCCGGAACATACTCGCTGAAGTGCAACATTAAGGGGCCGACGGGGGCTGCGGGAGCGGCAGGATCCGCTGGCTCTGCAGGCTCCGTGTGGCGAGATGGATTTGGAGTGCCGTCTTCTGGGTTGGGCGCGAATGGGGACTACTACCTGGATGATGCTACGGGCAATGTGTACCAGAAGGCGTCTGGTACCTACTCAGTGGTGGCGAACATCAAGGGTGCGACGGGCGCCACAGGCTCCCAAGGCGCGACTGGCGCTTCCGGTGCTTCCGGCTCGACGGGTGCGACGGGTGCGACGGGTGCGACGGGAGCTACGGGAGCTACGGGAGCTACAGGCCCGGCAGGGCCTGCTCCTTCAGGAACCGGTTTGGTTGAAGTTATTGCTGGTGTCCTTCAAACCCCTTCAACGCTTGCTGCGCGAGTAGCTGCTGATGCTCCGAATCTACGTACTCAACTAGGTCTCGGAGGAGCAGCTGTTTTGCCTGTAGGTACTATTGCAAATACGGTTGCAGCAGGAGACGACACCCGGATTTCAGGCGCAGCTCAAAAGTCGTCTAACCTGTCTGATCTCGCATCTGCGACAACAGCTCGCTCAAACCTTGGACTGGGTGGAGCTGCTGTGCTCCCGGTTGGTACAACGGCTAGCACAGTCGCCGCAGGAGAT